AGTATCTTTACTGGCTGTGACGATCCCAGAATTGGCGGTCAACTCCGCACAACTCACACTAACACCCACATCCCTCCAATCATATTGGGCCTCTGAATTTCGGGAAGGCGCATACGCGCCATCCTTCAAAGCAAATACTGACTGAGGTTTCACCCCACTCAGCGTCTGCATCAACCCCGTTACCAGGGGCATTTCAAAGAACGCTGTGGTCCCCGTTGCTGTCCCTTCCGTTTTGGACAGTTCAACACGAGACTTCCAAATTTCTATGGAGCCTCCCCACGTCATTGCGTTAACGGTAGGGACAAACTCCAATGTATTGGAAGCAAAGCGGAAAGCGGCCACGTTAGTATCCTCCGCATCAGCAGGAAAGAAACTATCTGTGTCCGAATACTTAACCGCAGTTAGTGTAATAGTGGTCGTCGTGGCCGGCGCCCTCTGACCCCACCAGTAAGCCACCCCAGGTGTGGGTAGCTGCACGATAAATAAATCGTTTCCGGCGGTGTAACCTGGAAGTGAAGTGACACTAGAATGTTTCTTAGTGACAACTTTTCCGTCGTATTCATCGGGAATACCCGTAAAACCGGTATCCGTAAAATCGAACGGGGCCAAAGTACAGCGTTGAAACGCTAAACCTGCTTGGGTGGAAGCACTACGCTTCCCCCCTCCTCTGGCCATCATCTTCCCTCTCCTGGAGTTGCGAACCCTCCTGGGCCTAACCATCTTCGGTGGTGTAGGTCTTGGTGCGCGTTTCGGCGCTCTCTTACTCCCTCTCGTCTTCTTCCCTGGCATTTGCTCTTGGCTCTGAAAACCCTCAGGTTTAATTGGTGGCCCGCACAACGCATCAAAAAGAGACATTTTGGACATGGGGCTAACTTCCGGAACAGCGACACCTCCATAATCTACCTCACAGAAACGGTCAAATACCGGATCTTCAACAAAACAAGGCAAATTAGGGATGTCCTCGAGTAGCTTCTCTACTCTTCTGACATCGGACTCGGTAATTCCATACCGCTCCTCCATATCCTCCAACAACACCGTTCGACTTATGCCGTCGAACTTTCCGAAATTAATCCGGTTATACTTCTCAGAGTGGTCTTTCAACTCACCTCTCTTGTCAGACTTCAATCCATGCCGTTTTAACAAATCCAAGAAACTTCCCAACACCGGGTAGTCTCGTGAAATGTTCCTATGGCTCTCATAGATTGAATAGGCCACCTGCCTAACTGCTTCCTGACTCGTATAATGGAATATTCCAAAACGCCGTCTCGTCTTTGTCATCAGCTGTGGGTCGGTCATCGTTTTACCGATCTTAATGACTTGGCTCGGTAACGGAACCCAATGAAGGGCTCCTCGGATATCCGGTTTCCACCAACCTTTAATAAAGGTAATGCGAGTGAACGTGTCTCGAGACAAAAATTTTATCTCTAAACCCAATCTCCCGAAAGTTTCACTCACATCTGGTGGCGTTCCAGCCAAATCGCAACTGGACAAATAAAAGACGAATCCGCCAAGGGCGGTGTCTGTATTGTCGGTTGAAGTAAAAACAATTCCTGTCGGTAATTGAAAACCTCCATCCCCCCGCACGACGAGGTTATTTTTGTATACCCCATAGGGGTTAGAACACTGTTCCCGTATAAAGTCGATAATCTCTTCTGGCAAACCAAGTTTCCGTTTTAATGGAAACTGATATTCCTCAAAGCAGGCTTCGTCCTGACTTTGATCAGCCATGGAGAAATCTCCCTCCGCACCATACATACCAAAATAACCCTGGTATTTACCGTAAGTGACGAAGGTATCATCACCGGAAGCCACCACCACTACACAATCCACACCCTGTATGAATTCGGCGATGTCGTCCAATCCTTCTTGATCGACTCCTGAGGCATATATCAAACATACCTCAATCCCATTCGGCAACAAAAAGATGTCGCGATGGAATATTCTCTTTTTCATGGCCTCGGCAAAATCTCGAGCCCATGGGGAACAATGTCCATGATATTTCGCGTCCAAGTTAGTAATGGCGCGGGGTTTAATTGTAATAACCCCTCCTATTTCTTTTACAGAAATAGTCTCGTTCCACTTGAGCGAAACGGTTTTGGTGTAGCGATTCGAACCTTCTTCAATCTCACGGTCCATGGCTCTCTCTATTCGAGCGCCTTTGCTACCCATCATCTCTACCGCTTCCTTAAAGCTCGTATTGAGGAACACTTGATGATCAAGCGCTCCAGTCCCCTCCAACACCTTGAAGGTATGAGCCCAGGCTTTCTTGCGGTCTTCCAAATCCACCAACGAATGGTATTTGGGTATCTTATGAACTCTGCTCAACAAAGCTAGAAGTAAATTCTTCTGTGTGTTGGCTGGTTCAAATAAGGGCGGTGGGTTACACAGATGGGCCACATGACATTAGTCACATTTTCCTCCGCATCCAACGCTCTCAAAGCATCGGATGGCTCCATCCTAATTCCATTTACTGAAATCTCCATCCTCCCTCTAATTTCTTCGTCCCACGTTGTGACGGTATTCTGCACTGGAAGCAAGCTATCACCTGCGGGAATGGTGAAACCAAAGGACCCTCGTGCGGGGGCGATCGCTCCTCTTACGTGCTGATTCTTGAAGGCGGTCCATAACGTCTGGACCATCCATCTCTTACCACTGTCTGCGAACAAATTCCACAGCAAGTGGGTAGCTCCGGTTGCCCAGATGCTAGTCCCCAGACGGTGCATGCACAACGATAACCAACAGTGCAGCGCGAGTGGAAGAACATTGGCGCCGCGAAAACCTTCTTTCCAGCACCTCATCGCAAACTCAAAAATCCCCAATCCGACGCCAGACCACGGGTGTATCTTTCTAAACATTTCCTCCCAAGCCACATTAAACACTATCCAGTTATAATGAATGACTTCTTCAAAGAGGGACGCTGGTCTCGCAGCAGACGCTGCCGCAAACCCCGCCACCGCCTCCCGGCACACGAGTAGAAAACCCCTCACCAAGTCCAAAAGGACATGTGGTGTGTTGGCTATCGCTGCCCCCAACGAGGCGGCGATGAATTTGGAAAATTTGAAGAGCACAGGCCATAATCTCTTACGGAAAAGATAAGCCAATATTGCTCCAAAAACGAACCACTTGGAACGTCTTTCCGGTGGTTCAATTACCGGCACAGGATTTCTCGCTTGGACGAGCGAGTTCTCACTGGCAGTATGCGCCACTCGCCGAAGCAAGTAGCGACTTATCTTAGAACTACGGTCGTCATACATTACTGACAACAGCGTTCCTTCTAATATGCGCGCGTAGACGTCAGGGAATCGGTTCCTGATAGCACACAACTCAACGTCTTTCTCAAACAGGACCTTCAGCGCTACAGCTGCTGAATCCGTCAAGTACCCGTTTGATGGCCGGTAGACTAAATTATACAATGCCGTTTTTGAAGCTACATGCTCCAACAGATCATCGCGTTGATAGGAATAACCATATCTACGCAAGCCCGGAGGGATAACACGGTCCAATACTCTGGAAACAACGTGTTTCATCCCATCAACGACATCGGTAATCAAATCATCTTTCACCGGTATATACCGGATGATGTTGGCCACTTCGACTCTAGTCTCCCCTAGGGGATAGGCGTCTGGCAACGCCAAGGTACATTTTACCACACGAAAGGGGCCAATCGTGCGGACGTCTTGTATGTCAACTCCCTCATGGGAGCGACTCAATAGCCAGTTCAAATCAGGGTGGCCGTTATAACAAACCCCACCCTCTTCGGGAGAAAACATAATGTTATCTTTCTCCCGGTACCAAACCCCTTCTACGGGTAAGTTCCCCAACATTGGGTCTGACCCAGCCATACCGATAAAAGGCCGGAAAACAACATAAACCACCTGCTGTTTAACCAACCTTATCAGATACTTCAATGTATCGGGAGAAACACGCTCCTCCCCGGCTAGGTAGACATCTTGGACCAACGCAATGTCACATACGTCGACATCTGGCATGACCTCACGCTCAGTGTTACGAGCGGTGTCGCCAGCTATGGGTGTCTTTGGACAGTTAACCCATTTGATCTCGATTCCGTTATTGTCTTTCCCCTTGAACTTCCCGTTCCTATTCGACCCGTAAAAATCCAAAATCGTCAATTTCTCGACGCGATGGCCAGATCGGCGAAGCACTTCCAACACGGCTTCGTCTCGGCAAACTCGACTCACCGGATGTAGCCGGTGAATCTCATTCTTTGCGACCTCAGTACGAATGCCGGCGACTTGCAATTGCAAGATCGCTTCAATATTGGACTGCGCCAAACGGTGCACCCAATCTCCAGCATACTCGGCAACGTCCCAAAACGCTCCTCTTCGGTCGTAAGATTCGGGTTCTACCCGCACCTTACCGCGATTTTCTTGGTATCTCCTCCTCTCGATGTCATCCGGAGACATAGCTCTCTCCCTTGCCTCTTGGGCGTCTCTCATCGAATGCTCGTCGTGGTAACACGGACGGCCAGCCAACTGCTGGCGACACTTGTCACCATACCTAGGACAAACATAGGCCGCCTCTGCAGCCTTAACGTTATCCTTGGGAGGGGCAGCAAACACTGCTGCAAAGGCTTCCTTCTTGAAAGCCTCAGGGATTTCGAAGGTAACCTTCTTTTTCCCATCAACCACCTCACCAGTGGTTTTCTTTTCCGCTACGTCCACTGCTTTACCCTGAGTATTCTCGGGTTTCACAGTGGCTTTTTTCAAACGAAACATACATTTCGCCCCATAGCGACATACACCCTTATGGATGACGTCACACATGGTTTTGGTAGTAGCAACTCCAAGGTTTCGAGCGGCAACAGCCCCAATGACTGCGCTTGCTTTCTTCCCCTTGGTACCTAAGTTTCCGGCGGCAACAGCCCTATCGACTGCGCTTGCCTTCTTCCCTTTGGTCTTCTTGCTCTTGCAAGGAACAGCACCCCCTGGTGCCTGCGCCATCTTGGCGTCTTTTACCCCCATAGGGGTAGCAACTGTCACCTTTTCAGGGACTTCGGATGAAACATCGCACGCGGCTGACTTTGTCTCTTCCATTGGGGCCGATCTTGTCGGT